TTACAGACTTAGACGCACTAGCCGATGGACTCTTTGAGGCCGAAGGGCTAAGAGATGCTGATACTGAACCTGACGGACTGGCTGATCCAGATGCACTGGCAGAGCCTGATGCTGACGGGCTAAGAGAACCAGATGGGCTTGCAGATTTAGAGGCACTGGCTGAAGCCGAGCCAGAAGGACTAAGGCTTTTAGATGCACTAGCACTAGGACTAAGTGATCCTGAGGGGCTAGCAGATTTAGATCCACTCTTACTGGCCGAGGCTGAACCTGATGCTGAGGGACTAAGAGACTTTGAAGCTGACGCACTTGGAGAAGCAGACTTGGATGCTGATTTGGACGCTGATGGGCTTGCTGAGGCTGATCCTGACGCTATTTCAGTCTCCATTGGCTGATTCCATATAGCATAGGTATCGTCTCCCGTATTTACATAAACATTATTTCCATTCTTATCAAGATCATAAAATACTGCACCATGTTTAAATCCTGAATCTCCGGTAGGAAGCGTATTTCCTTCAGCTTCTAAAATATCATCTGTAGATAGATGTCCTTGACTTGTTGATCCTTGAACCAACTCTGTATCCCACCTCAAAACCCTATTTGTTCTGTAAGGTAAAAGAGCTGTTAAGAAGTTCGCTTCCGTAGTAGTCCTTAATCCACTAGATTTAGCCTCGATTCGTGCGAGTTCAGCCTGGTCGTCTAGTGATAAATCTTGTTTTAGTAAAAACTTAGCCATGTTTCTCCTATTAAAAAAGCCTACTTCTTAAAACCTAGCGCTTTTTTTATAGCTGTAGGCTTCAAGCTGTAGGCTTTAATAGCTCTTTACTTATTTACTTTTTTAAAACTTCCAGAATCCTAATGCCGCTTGGTGTCGGTTGATGTCTTTCACCTTAGCTCCATAAACAAATAAGTCTTTGTATGCTGTACCGAAGTCTCCTATAAGATCCTCTTCCATTCTTGCATCAAGAACTTTCTCTGCAAATGTAAGCCAGTTTGGATGTCCTGCAAGCAGATAGTAGCCATCAGTATTATCGCCGTCAAGTCTATTACTCTGAAAGAGTTTGAAACCTTGCAACATACCCATAAAGCCCTTTTTAACTAAATCCTGATATGCTTCATCAACATGAAGGACTACTCCCGTTCCCTGAGTAAGTATTGTGAAAAATTCAGGAGGAGCAACTAAGTATCTATCTGAGTCCGGTACTGCCGAAAACCCATTCTTCTCTGCTAAATCAAGTCTTTGTTTAAGTGTTGCAACTTTGTTTAGAATATTTGCTGCGGTAATTGTTAATACTGTGGCCGCTTCGATGGTATACGCTGTACTTGCCGCTATTGCTCCGCCTGTGTAAGCAGATGTTGAATCATCAAGATCATCTTCAATAGTTATAGAGGTTGCGCTTGTGTATGTCTTAATCCTATACCAGGTTGTGTGTCCAGTGGCTTTGAAACCCCGACCAACCATAGCTGCAGTAAAGGTCGTTCCGTTTCCTGTTACAACACCTGTCGTTACCGCTACTTCAACATCACCTGTAGTGTAATCAGTCCCAACTCTATTTCCTGAGCCAACATCCGGGTGAAGATCAAAGGCGAACAAATCCATGTTTCTTGATCGTTCCTCACCAACCTGAGTAACTATATAAGGATGTGGATTCTTGATGTAGGAAAGCCACTTTGCGAGGGTCTTCTCTTTCCAGTAGAAAGATTTGTATTGATCGATAGTTAATGCGCCATTGTTTTCTGTTAGGGAGTCTGCTGTGAGGGCTGCGTCTGCGTAAGTCTTTTCGGAGAGTTTGCCGAAGTCGAGGATGTTTAGCTTGGATCCTACTCCGTTAATTTCACCTTCGTAGTTTCTGTTGACAATTGTGTCTAAAAGGTTATTGTCATACACAAACTGCATTACTTTGCTTGAAAAACCTTCTGCTATTTTTGTTCCGTATGCTGACATTTTGGTAAAGTTGTAGATCTACTTTACCGTCTTCTTAATGAAGGTTAGGAGTTATCTAGTTGTAAGTATGGATAGCGTTTTTAGTTTAAGTCAATAGGGGAAAATAGACTAATTTAGCCTCAAAGGTCGGACTTAATTTTTCCCGCTATTAAATATTCCTTGTATTTATTGTAGTCCGTCTCTCTTAATTTTCTTGCCTCTTCTAGGGTAATAGTATCGCTTTTCGGTTGTGGCTTGTCATTTNGCCCACCAGATCCATTTTCAAACATTCTTCCTTTATGCGGTTTGCTGTTGGTTGACTGCTCATGCAGGAAAGCACCTACCAATACTTTAAATGGTACGCTGTTATTGGATTCTTCTTTGGCGAAAGACTCAAATTCGTTTGTTTTACCTTCAAGTTCCGGGCTGTCAATTAATGTCTTGGGATCTCCTATAAACTCATTAACCGAATCATTCCACCTCTCTATCTTAGTTGCCTGTTCTTTGGCTTGAGATATGGTCTTTCTCCAATTCCTGCTTATAACTGTCTCTTTAGCAAAAGTTCTTTCAGTATCACTCATCACATCCCAGTCCTTAAACTCTTTTTGTAAGTCTTCTTCTGTTGGCTCGGGAGTTTCTTCTGCATCAATTAAAGCTTTGTTGATAACCCTATTCTTTGCGTATAGCTTCTGTGCCTCACGTGCTGAAGCGGACAACTTTTTATTCTTCTCTGCTACCTCTATCTTGAGTTTTTCTTTTACTTCCTTTGAAGGTTCTGCTTCTTCGGATTCTTCTTGTGGTTCAGACGGAGCAGGTTCACTTGGAATCGGCTCAGATGGTTCAGTTTCGTCAATTGAAGCTTCTAATTTTTCAGCCTCTTCTATAGCTTCCTGCTCCTTCTCTTGGAGTTCTTCTTTACTTGGCTTTTGGTGCTTTGGCATTTTTCTTTACCGGCTCCTTAGTAGGAGGTTTGGTTTCTAGTACGCTTTCGTATTCTTCTAACTGTGATGCTTTGAGATAACTTCGCCTTGCTCTCAAAAAGACTATTTCATCTTTAGTGAGTGTATCTGGATTCTTTTCAAGAATTTTCTCCAAATACTCTTGAGCCTCGGGATTCATTGGTTAAGATTAGACAATGAAATTGTTTATTGTCAAATGGAATGTATTTTTTTGTGACAGGAACTACATAACCATATAACATCTAACGGTTTCAAATAGTCCTCGTGGTGAGCAGATAATCTACTTTCTCTATTGCACCTAGAACATTTCTTGGGTTTGACTAATTTACCTATTTTAAGTGCATAAGCAACTTTACAGTAAGCCTTAAATGCTTCGGGGTGTTCCTTTCGCCAAGTTAATATAGCTTCTATGTAATCTGGGGCTCTATTTCTTCCATTTTTAGTATACCATTCTCTATAATATTTTTTACGGTACTCTAAATATATGGGGTCTTTTCTTCTTTTTCTATTATATTCTCTACTATAAGCCCTTCCTTTTTCTATATCAGCGTAAACCATATAGGAATTATACTAAGGAAAAACTTTTCTGTCAACTCTTTTTCTTTTTCTTCCTTTTGGCCTTGGCGGCTGCTTTGTAACCAGCCTTGCTATATGGAAAATGCTTTACCTTACCCTTTATTTTAACTTTAGGCATTTAACCCACCTTCTTTCCAACAATACTAGATACTGCGTTCTCCATTTGTTGTTTGGCTCTCTCCGGTGTACTTAAGAAGGCATCTAGTAACATATAGTTTCTTAATCTTGCTTTTAAGAATAAATCCTGTTTTTTCTCTATGTTGGATTTGCAAAGTTCCTGTTCAACAGCCTCTTTCATTGAAGTGATGTACTCTTTGATCTTTTCGACACTTAAAGCGCCTTTTTGGAGTGCTTCCAGCCATACATTAAGTGTTTCTTTCTCTGAAGGATTTAAGTCCTCGTATTTAAGTCCTGCTTTCTCTAATATCGAATCTAACATTATTGTATAAGCATGGGTTGTTGCTGTTTAGGTTGTTGCAGTTGTGGTTGCTGTTGTCCATTCATCGGCATACCAGCCCCAAGCATTGGATTTGTCATCTTTTGCTCTTCAAACTCCATTATCTCAGTTACTTCATCTGGGGTTAGATCAGCAAACTCAGCTAATTTTCTCTTGTAAATATCTAAGACTTTGGGATTATCAAACATCTCCATCTTTAGTAATTGAAGTTTTTGAAGTGAATCAGTGTCATTGGCTTTCTTCTCATCTTGGCTCCAGACTTTAACTCTATACCCGGCTTTGGTCATCCAATCTTTAGGAGATATCTCTCTTTCAAATATATTATCGGTATTTCTTCCTTCCTTGTAAATCTTGACTGCATCCAACTGGCCACTCGCTGCTTCAACTAATTTAAGGAATTTAGTTGCTCTTTGCTTCCAAGCATCTGTATAAAATTTAGACATCCCTTGTGTCCTGGCTTTTGCTTCACCTTGTGCTAACTCCACCTCACCCAACGTAACCTGCCTCTCGGTTTGTACTCCCTGTTGTGTTGCTGTAGCACCCGTAGCCTTCTCAGTCATCTCAGTTATATAAGCCATTTCGTCTAAGGATTCTGATAAATCAGGAATATCCACCTTTTGAAGAACATCTGCAGGTTTACCTGGTACAGGATACCATCCCCAGGGGACGGGATTGAAGGTTGAAGGAATAAAACCATCAGCTTTTAGAGAAGAATCGTAATAATGCATACCAAAGTTTCTTAGTGTTCTGTTCTCGACTAGTTGTGAGAACCAGGAGTTAAGCACCTTATTCGGAACCCTTACTATATCGGCTATCCCATCTGTCCAAAAATCTTGTTTGTCTATATCATCTCCCCAAGTGTTGTATCTGAAATGGTTTCTCCAGTAGTGATCCTCAGTTGTACCAATTATCACCTCTTGGGGTTTCTTCATTAAGATTGTTTGCTCTTCGGCTTCAACGTAAACAAATATCTGATCTGGTAACTCCTTACCCTCATACTTCTCGCCTTCTCTAAATACATAGTGAATTGTTAGCTCTACATAAGTTTCTCCGAGTACTGGATCTTCTATATCGCTCACACCCATGTCGGCCATCTTCTTGTTCTTTTCCTGTAGTGTGTTCTCGTTATCTTTCGCCTTAATTATTCCGAGTTGTGATTTAAAGTAATCTTCGAGTTTCCTTACTTCCTTTTTATCATAATCAGGATTTCTTTTAAGACTACTAAGGGGTACAAATATATGCGTGTGAATCAGAAACCTCGATGAGTCTATATCATAAGGGTTCATAAACCTATCAACCAAAATATCTTCAGGATCTTCAATGTCAAATCTAATCGCCCCATCCTCTACCTGCCATGAGTCAAATGTCCTTCCAAAGAAGAAGTCCTGCTTTTTGTCTACAATGTCCTGAATTTCTGCGTTATTTCTTTCAAGTGTCCACTTCCAATACTCATTCTGGAACACTTCGGCTTCTTTGTCGTTATCCAAGTTCTCAAATACTATTACAGGCATATCGTCAACATCCTTGAGGAGTGTTCTGAGGGTTGTCTTCATCAGGGGAAGATTGACGGACTGGCGCTGTGTTAACCGATTGATTGTAACGTGATCCCTATATAGCTCGTAGTTCTCTCTCCATGACTCTTCACGCCTTTCCCGGTAATTAAATCCCGCCTCTTTATTATTTAGAAGCATCTGAAGTTCTAAGTTTTCTAGTTTAATTTCTGCCATGCCTTAAGAGTAAACTATCATTTTAATTAAAGGCAATAGCTAGCCTACGTTGGGAATGTAAGGAAGGATTCCCCCCACGTTATTATCCTGAAGTATCGGTTGCATTGGTCGGAATGAGTCCATCCCGTAACGGGTCGCATCCATTAAATGATTCAAAAACTCTTGGGGTTCATTGATTATCTTTCCGTCTTTGTCCGTTATCCATAAGTAGTTTCTGTATTCTCTTAAAAGATTGAGTGAGCGCTTGGTAACACTTATTCTTTGCTGTTGCACATACTGAATTCCCTGTAAAACAGACCCCTGACCTTTTTGCGATCCTTTAATGTTAATTCCGTATACTTTATACATTTCGTCAATTGACTTTGGCTCTGCACTATCGGCCATCACTAAAGCAGGAGGTTCAGTAATTAATCTATCTGCTATGTCTTTATTGCTTAATCCGTGGTTGTAACATATCTCATCCAAAATATAACCGCCATTGTAATAGTGAATCGCAACTATTGCTGTCGGGTCGTTGGTGTAGCCGAAGTCTAGTCCATACCGTCTTAAGGCTGCTTCGTGAGGTATCTCGTCAACTATTGCCCAGTCCTTGTATATTCTTCCTTCGGCATCACCTAACTCACCCAACCCATAAACCTTCCACCAGTTCTTGTTTCCTCTCCTTACTTCAATTGCTTCAATAAGTTTTGGGTCAAGAGCTTCATTATCCTTATAAGTAAGAATTAAAAAGTCGCAATCGTCTCTATCTTTAACTGCCGGCTCGCCTGATATCTCATTCGCATAAAACCAAAACTCACTTACAGGGTTCCAATCTAACCAAACTATATCTTTAGTCCTGATTTCC